AGCATAGCAGAAGTTGATGCAATGATTGGCCACTGGATAGAACTAAGGAATAGTTTGGCAGAAGAACTAAACAGCGTAATGGAGATAGTAAACAAATAACATGAAAAAAAACTATGACAAAAACAGATTGGCGTTCGGAGTTCGATGAGCAAGTAAACGACCCAAGAAACACAGGGTTACAATCATTTATTGTGGCAAGATCTATTATAGAGAGCGAAGCAGAGATGAGAAATTTAGAAGCTCCACACCTAGTGTCACCTGATCTAAGTGACTTAGTTTCTTATTGGTGGGAGTGGGTCGAAGAACAAATCAAAGCCGCTAAGATTGAGGTGCTGGAGGAATCAATGAAGTTTAGGTACAAACCCCAGTATAGATGTGGAGATTGTGCAAAGAAGATTAAAGATAAGATCCCTAATCTAAATAACAATGATCCAGTGTGATGTTTGCCGTAAATACAAAGAGAAGAGAGTTGGTTACTTTGTTGACCATGAAACCAGGATAGAAAAAGAGTGTAGGATTTGCAAGGAGATCAATAGATCGATCTGTGATTCAAGGAAGATGGAAGAGTTATCGCCCATGTCAGAGGAGGTAAAAGGATGGGCAGACCCTGATTCAAGATTCCATAGAGAGAATCCAAATTCATTGAAAGAGGAATACATAGATATGAGGCTTAAGCTTCACTACATAACACTAAGATCAAGATGAAAACGTTCCAAGAGATTTTAAAGCAAAAGAGGGACTATTATGGTAATACCGAAGCAGCGATAGAGTTTGCGGCAGAAGAGTTCTCTAATATCAATGTGGCAGAAGAGATTAATAAACCAAAAGATGATTGATTTTGCCGTTATCAGCAAGGGTTACAGAGATTTCGAGAACTTAGTATTCTGTGAACATGAGATATTAAAGTTAAATAACCCAAATATCAACATGGGCATTGTTAAGCATAAGAGCGGGAAGGTTCTCATGGTAAGCGGGGGATTAAGTTTCCACATAGTAAGGAATGTTGACGATGCAAGATTAAGCAGGTTTGACAAGGTGTATGATACTGGTCTAAAGATTTACGACAAAGACTATCAATCTATAAAGTATGAATTGGCTCATAGGTTTAAAGATGAAAGAAAAGACCAGAGGAGATTATACTTAGAAGCTAATTGGGGATTATTTAGAGATAACAAGTAAGAAGATGACCAAGAAGATGAATTTCGCCATGACACAAGATGAAGCGTTTGATATGTATTGTATGTGCAAAGACTTTATTGAATTAAATGGAGATGATGACCCAGAGGTATACAAGACAGAGATAGAATTATGTAAGAGATTTATAAAGAGGTATCTAATTAGATTTAAGTTAAATGAAAGGAAATAGAATCGATTGGTGTGCATGGTGTAATATCACGATGAGAGGGAAGGTCTCAAAGCATTATGGTTTATGCTCTGCTTGCAGAAGGACCTCTGATGGTAGAGCAGGTGTTAAGATAGATGACGATAGATCTAAATTGTCCAAAGACTGATTTTGGATTTATAGTTAATCATGCCATCTCTGTTTGTTGGGAACAATTGGTCGATTAGCACTACCATGGAAGCGGTAGTGCTTTTTGTAGTGCCTAGACTAAAACATATTTTATAAAGTATAAAGTTTTATATACAGTGTTAATGACTGGATCCCAATAACCAAGCAAACATGGCATCAACCGGCATTGATTTACACGAGTTCGACCCCTCTTTAACACTAAATAACTCAAGACAAGAGCGTTTTGCTAACGAGTTTTTAGAGGACCTCAATCAAACTAAAGCTGCGTTAAGGGCAGGCTACGCAGAGAACGGTTCTCATGTAGCAGGGCATAGACTCGTTCGCAACGATAAAGTTTGGGCACGTATTGAGTATTTGCAAGAAGTTAGAGCTAAGGTAATAGGCATCGACAAGCACTGGGTTCTAAGTAACCTAATGAAAGTGCATGAACGAAGCATGGAGGCAGTAGCCGTTATGGAGTTTAATCCCGTAACTAAGGAGATGGAGCAGAAAACCAAGATGATAGAAGATGTCGATGGTAACTCACATATCGTAGGAGTTTACATGTACGATTCAGGTGGAGCCAATAGATCACTTGAGTTAATAGGTAAGCACTTGGGAATGTTCAATCTCAAGGTTGACATCAGTGCTAAGATCCAGACGATTAATTTCGCTGTACCGCCTTCACCATTTATGAATGCTTTAGATGATAAGTCGAGAAATGCTAGAAACGAAAGTATCAAGCTCCAGAAGATCAAGAAGAAGGGGAGGCAAATTAAACAGATGAACTAATGATTGTTAGGCCTGAAAGTGTACACGGTAAATCTAAGAAGCACTTAGAAAAGATGGATGCCAAGAATTATCTATCTAAGCTAAATGAGCAGAGAGCTAAGGGAGTGCTTTACCCACTTCAACCTAAACAGTTAGTTTTTGCGAATACGGCTATCAAGTTTAGATTATTTGGTGGAGCTAAAGGGGGAGGAAAGTCCTACGCTATGAGAGCTGAATCAGTTCGACAAGCACTCTCATGCCCAGGAGTACGAGGATTGGTTCTAAGGCGTACATTCCCAGAAGTGAATGAGAATACATTGATCCCTATGCTGAGTGAACTGAAGTTGGCTGGGGTCGAGCACAAGTACAATGGGACCGAAAGAAAGATCACATTCCCTAATGGATCAACGATTAAATTCTCATATTGTCGTAATGAGCAAGATGTTATCAGGTACCAAGGAATTGAGTACGACTTTATCTGCGTTGAGGAGCTTACTCACTGGAGAGAAAAAGAGTTCAAGATCCTTAAGTCTTGTCTTCGAACGTCTAGGCCAGGTATCATCCCTAATTTCTTTGCTTCTACTAATCCAGGCGGAGTCGGTCACGCTTGGGTAAGACGTATTTGGATCAATCGTAAGTTTGAGAAAGGTGAAAAACATCATGATTACGCATTTGTAGGCGCTAACGTCTATGATAACTTTGTCCTAATGGATTCTCAGCCTGAGTACATGGAAGACCTAGAAGATCTACCAGATGCTCAAAGAGAGGCGTTCCTGCATGGAAACTGGGATGTATTCGAAGGACAGTACTTCCCTGAGTTCGCTAGAGATATTCATGTGACCGAACCTTTCTACCCAATTATTGGTATCAAGCGAAGGATCATGGCTATGGATTATGGTTACGCAGCCCCGTCTTGTGTCCTGTGGATGTGCATAACGAATCAAAATAAGATCATCGTTTACCGTGAGCTATACCAAAATGAGTTAACCTACGAGCAGTTAGCAATCAGGATTGGAGCGATGACGCCTGTCTCAGAAACGAGGGAGATCAAAGTGTTGGTAGCAGATCCTGCGATCGTGAATAAAAGATCTGATACAACTGGAACGACTGGGAAAGATGAATTAGAAGCTCACCTAGGAGGGGTTAAAGTTGTACCAGGGACTAATCGTCGAATCGATGGATGGATCAGGGTTCGTCAGCACTTACAACCGAAATACAACCCCAATACCAAGCAGAATGAATCGATGATAGAGATTACATCTTCTTGTATCAACTTGATTAGAACGTTACCTGAGTTGATCTACGATAAGGGTGATGTCGAGGACTGTGATACAACTGGAGATGATCATGCTCCAGATACATTGAGATACGGAGTTATGTACCTCTCGAATGAGAAACCAGGATTCGCGACCGTGAAAGATATAAACGATAGCATGACTAGAGGGAATACCGCTAAGCATAAGCCTACTGATGAATTCAAGGAGACTAAGTTCTTCAAAAAGAGTAGTCCTAATCGAAAACAAAATTTACTAACGAAGAAGTATTGATTATTATCAATTTAAAATATGGCTAAAAAAGAAACCGAGAACAAGGTAGTGAGAGCCCCACAGCTCACGAAGCCAAATGAGAAACTAAGTAATAAACCAAGAGATGGTAAACCAGGCTTTATGCTTGGAGCTTCTGGTACGGTTATCTCAGAGGGTATTATATCCGAGGAGTATAACTCGAGTTTAGAGGGTCAATCGGGAGCAGCTATCTGGGAAGAAATGAGAAAGTCCGATGCTCAAGTGGCTGCAACTTTAGCAGTATGTGAGCTTCCATTGAAATCAACTAAGTGGTATGTAGATCCTTATGTTGGAGAATCCGGTGAATCAGATGGACAAGCTCAAGAGATTTCTGATTTCGTTACTTGGGCATTATTCGATGCAATGGATCTTACTTGGGGACAATTACTTGATGAGATCTTTACGTTCCTGCCTTTCGGTCATGCAGTCTTCGAGAAGCAGTTAACTGGAGATGGTGACAAAGTATGGTTCAAAACCCTCGCTAGTCGCAAGCAAACCACTATTCTTAAGTGGGAACAAGAAGACGGCACTTCGGGTATCAGGCAAGTCGTTCCACAGGAAATTGAAGGTGGACCAAATGATGGCGAAAAAGAAGTGGACATCCCATCTCATAACCTGGTAATATTCACCCACAAGAAAGAGGGTGAGAATCATGAGGGGGTATCACTCCTGAGACCAGCCTACAAACATTGGCACATTAAATCGAATCTTTACAAGTTCGATGCTGTTAAGCACGAAAGAGCAGCAGTAGGAATCCCTGTAATGTATATGCCATCTACGGCGTCTCAAGCTGATAGAGCAGCAGCCCAAGACATAGTAGATAACGTTAGAATATCTGAGCAAGTTGGAATTGTTATCCCGGGTACCAAGGAAGAAGGATGGTTGTTTGAGTTCGCCCAAACACACGGCGATAAAGGATCTAATATCTTCGAATCAGTTAAGCATCATAACCGAGAGATTAGTAAGGTTATTCTCGCTCAGTTCTTAGAACTAGGTACAGACGGTGGTTCTCAGGCATTATCTAGAGATCAGACATCTCTGTACCGCTCAGCCGTGGAATTCATTGGTAAACATATTACTGATGTATTCAATCGATACGTTATCCCTGAGTTAGTGGATATGAACTTCGAGACTGATCAATACCCTCAATTGAAATTCAGAAAGATCGGTGAATTAGATTACTCTGACATCTCTTCTGGCTTGAAGTCGTTAGCAGATAGTGGAATCATTATCCCTGATGACGAGATCGAAGCTTACATCAGAGACATGTTTGATCTTCCTGCTAGAGATACTGATGGAGATGATGTAGAACGAGGTCAACGTGGTAATACCGATGGA